AACACCGTAGAGGGTATCAGCGGTGTAGAGGTTAGCCAGATATTCCTGTTTGTACTGAGTCTGGCTGCGGATTCCCATCTGCTCTGCCAAGATCAGCGTATCCTTGTGCATCAGCATAGAAGCAACCAAGCGGTCACCAGCAGTGTTATCGCCTGCTGATTCTACTTCAGGGCAGTTGCTGGTAACATATACGTCAATGCCGTACAGCTCACCAATCTTGCCATTCTGTACACCACGACCATTAACAAAGTCGCTAGATACATAGCGGTCAATGCCCATGATGGCGTTGCGGAGTGACGGGGGGATAACAAATACACGATTATCCATCGGCACATCAGCATCATCCATCTGCTGGATCAAAGCGCGGAAGATAGCATCAGTGAACACATCAGAGGTGGTCACAGTATCAACAGCATACGCAGTCAGGCCAGTAGAAGCATCAGGGAAGAAAGATGCGCTATGAGTCCAGTCGGAACCATCGCCATCACCCAGTGACTTGCCCAGGGCAAACAGGTCGGTGTCGATCTGCTTGGCAAGAGCGTAGCCAGCATCGCTGGTGTAGAAGCTACGCAGGCTATCCAGAGCCTGAACACTAACAATATCCTCAATCAGACGAGAGTATTCATAGTGCTTGTTAATAGCAACCTGTACTTCAGACTCAGTAGCGTTCTGAAGGGTTACTGCGGTGTTTTCGCTCTTGGCGTAGGCTGAGCCACGAGTCGGAGCAGGGATGTGAACAACATCACCTTTTTTGCCTTTCATTGCCAGACGTTTTACAAGACGAGCCAATACAAGATTTTTCTCGTAGGCAGCCCGAATCTCGTCCGACCAAAGTTCAGGGACAAAGGTTGCAGCTTCGGTCATTCCGACCGCGCCAGTCATAGTGGGGTAAGTTGAAGTAGCCATTTCAATCTCCGGTAATCAGGAGTCCTAAACTACTCTGCCCTCTGCGTAAGCCTGTCGGATTTCAGCAGCTAGGGAAGCGTATCTATCAGGATCATCCCTCATTAAGTTAATAATGTCTTGCCTTCTGTATTTCTTCCTGCTGGCCTGTTCAACAGCGGTAGATGTATTTCCTATAGATGCTTTGCGTACAGTGTCTTTTCTTGCGGACAGTTCAGAAGAAGCTGTCTGCTTTACAAGACTCTGACGTTCTTTCCACAAGGAAAACAGCTCATCGGCTGCGTCTACATCGTACTCTTTGTCAGCTCTAATCAACAATGCTTGTCGTACTTTAGAAGCCTCTATCCACTCCTGAAACTTCTGATCTGATATAAGCTGTGTTGCATCTGGGTGTCTACGTAGCATCTCTGCCTGTGCCGTAGCCTGACGCTGTTGAGCAGTCAGTGTCCTCAGTTCCTGAAAAGCCGGATGGCTCTCAATGGACTGGTTCACTGCTGTTTTTGGGTCAGCAAAGAAGTCAACTTCTTCAGCGGGTTCTCTCTTGCTTGAGACAAGTTCTGTCTGCTTGGTTATGAAGTCATCGACAACTTTACGAAGCTCCCCTACCTCATTAGCCTGACGGCCTACCATCTTTTCTGCTTCTTGATGCATACGAACCAAGTCAGTTAAAGATTTGTTTCGGTACTTGTCGGGGATTTCTTCAACAGGTTCTGGCTCTGCCGCCTGCTGCTGTGTTTCTTCTTTAAGTTCTAATTCTTCTAGGGCTTTAATTTCGCCCTCAAGCATACGCTTATCTATAAGCTCTGCCATTATTAGCTCCGTGTATATACATTATGGAGAATGAAAGGGGCATCTAAGGCTGATGGTATCCCTTTGGTGGATTAGTCGTACTTCTTAGAGCCTTTCTCGTGATACTTTGCCCATTTAAGAGCTGCTCCGGGGTAACCCCCATCGAAAGGTATCTTGAAGTTAGGCACTGAAATAGTGCGACTAGCGGTTTCTGAACAGTGAGGACACTCTTTAGACCTAATATCAGAGGAAACATTAGCCTCAAACACATGTCCAGTAGGACACTTAAAGTCAAAGAGCATTTTCGTCTTCCTCTATTGAATCAATAGCCTTACGGACGGAAGTCTCAAAGTTCAGAATGGTTAAGATAGCTTCAAGTTGTCCCTGCCGGAAAGCAAGGTCTTGAGCATCTTGGATACTGCGAAGATCATTTAGCTGGTCTACAGTTGTTTCTAGTTCTTCTAGAAGCTGCTTCCAGCCAGAATAAGCAAAAAGATCAAGGAAAGTGTTGTAGTAGGTTTCTAATTCTTTATTTTTCACTTTCTTTCCTATATTATAACATAATTATGACAAAATGTCAAGAAATTAATGAACAGGTGTTTGTGGAGTTTTTTCTTTAACTAAGCGTAACTTAGTAAGAGAGGTTTCTTTGTACTCATTTTTAATAAAAGTATAAAGATCAATCACTTCTTGAACAGAATACTGCCCTGCTGTGTTGGCAATAATTGTTAAAAGAATACTAACTCTGGTATCCCCGTCCATTATTTTTCCTCAGTTGCTGCTTTTTTGGTAGTTTTTGGTGTTTCTAAAGCAGCTACTTTAGCTTCCAGTGTAGCAATTCGTTTACGATCTTCCTTAAATGACTCATTGATCTGGTCAATAATCTTCTTTACTTCAGCTTGGGTTAGCATAAGCTCTCCTTATTGTTGTTATTATTACCATTTAACTTTATCGGCCCAGTAAGCCGCTGACATCTTTCCTTTCTTGATGTTGCTGGAGTGACGGGCTTTGAAGGACTCTCTACGTTTGCGGTACGACTCAGACTCGCCTTCCTTCTTAGGACTACCAGAGACTCCCTGCTGCCCAAATCTGATCGTCTTTACTTGGTCGCCTTCTTTGGCAACAACCACATGACTCTTTGTAGGGTGGTTAGGGGTGCGTTTGGGCTTGTTATATCCATCAACACCTGCCTTCTCTAGCCTATAATCTTTAGCCATTTTTACGCTCCTTTGCAGCGACCTCACGCTCTTTAAGAAGTACCTCAGCCAGCTTAATCCTCTTAGCAAATTCGCTCTCGTCTGCGTTGCCCTGCTGGATATTCTTGGTCACTGCGTCAATTTCTTTAATTTTAAGCTCTTGCGGCAGCAACTGTGCTTCCATCTGATATTTCTGCGCCCTTGACTGAGACTCAGCAGCCTGAGCTTCCAGCGCACCTGACTGGCTGGCTTTGAACCTCTGGTCTGCCTCAAACGCTGCCTGTTGCATCTGCTGCTGTTCTGGGGACGGCTGAGAAGCCTGAGCCAGAGTAGACTTGAGTTCTTCCCTGTTAGCCAAGCTCATGTTGTCAATTATGGAAGTAATAAGGACAGGATACAACGGAGAGTCTGGAGACATAGTTTGCAGCAGTTGTACAAGCTGAGTAACTTCATACTCTCTGGCAATGATCCCCAAAGAAGAAGTGGTTATAAACTTATAATCACTAACAGGATAATGCTCAGGATCAAACTGCATGTAACGCCACGCAGCCTTTTCAACAAAAGGAATAATAAACGATTCTTGGAAGTTAATCAGGGTGCGCTTGTGACGCTTAATAATCGCTCCAAGGCTCATGCTGATACCAGCAGCCGTAGCCTCGCCATTGATGCTGCCGGGGATACCAGCAGAGTCAATAGCACCCGTAGCCATCTGTAGCATACGCTGGAGAGAGTCTGCCTGTGCAAAGGTAATCTGGTCAACACCACCAAGACGGATAGGCTCCAGAATCTCAGACGGCCTACCTACGGTCAGAATGGTCTTGCCGGGACGGACATCAGTAGTCATGCCTCTAGGGATGCGGGTAGAGTCAATACCGATCATTGGATGTACAGTCAATGCCAGAGCATCCTGACGCGCACGGAGTTCAGCATCGAGAGCCTTCTGGCTGTTGTAGGCTTTCTCACAGATGCCCCTGCCCCAGAACCTGCCTGGAACAATGTCCCACTGAAAAGCAATGACGGGCCTGTCCTGCATCATGTAGGGGTTTTCTTCTGCTTTCAGCAAGTCACCACCATTAGCAAGAACAACAATAGCCTCAACGTAGTAAGAGCTTTCGTCCTCAGTATCAGAAAGTTCTACAATCTCTGAATCATCTTCCTGCGCTTTCTTCAACAGGTGACGGGGAACAAGACCATAATAAGTGGTTTTTCTTGATTTTGACGTTTCAGGAACAAGCAGTGTTTTATCTTCTTCCAAGTCAAGGTCATGGATAGCAGTGCCGATAGGAGTCTTTTTATAGACACCTTTCTCTTGCATCAGCTCTATGCTGTGAGTAGGAACATACTCATCAATAGCACAGCCAATCGCATCCTCAATAGAGGTAGCAGAAGGATCAATAAGGAAATTCTGTGGAAGGATAGGACGCATCTTAACTGCTGTCCTGTTGATTATGTTTACACCAACAGCAGTGAGCTGGCCTTCCATGATTGGCTGAGTAGCCGGAGACATTTCTTTGATTTCTTCCAGCACCACTTCAGCCATGCCAGTGCCGTATACAGCAGAGACCAACAAAGATTCTGCGATGGCTTTGCGTATTTTTTGTTTCTTAAAGTCTTCATGCAGGTGATGCTTCAGCATCTCAATGTCGGACTTGTCAGTGTCCATGTGGTCGTCAGCAATATCAAACCATGTTCCTCTACCAAAGGTAGCTTCTTCAATCTCAGCTACGGCAGACTCAACAGCCTGCTGTGTTGCAGGGCTAATGAGCCTAGAGCGTTCAGACTCACGGGTCTTGTCTTCAGCAGACCAAACACCACGCCAGATGCGGTTGTATTCGTCATGCAGGCGTTGATAATTATTCTCATAATGCTCCCGCCATTCATATACTTTGGACATTACCCATTCATCAAGCGTCTGCTCGCGGATAAAGTCTTCTTTATCTTCAATAAAATCTTCCATATCAATAGCCTGTTATAATATCTAAGGGAACGTAGGTAGAATCAACAAAGTCATCTAACCCGTAAGGGACTTTAGCTAACTGATCCGTGTAAGAAACAGCATCAACAAGGTCATCATGCACAAGCTCGTTAGGGAACTGGAATAGCTGATCGAGGAATTGTTCATTCCACTCACCTTTGTTAAGGTAAATCCGTCCATGCTCAAAGCGTCCCTGCAATGACCAGATAACACGGTCTACTTTCTTTTTGTTTCCGTGAGTCAGCTCTTGCACATTGAAGTAGGTGTTGTACTTCCGCATCAGGTCGCTGAGAGGAGTCATTACAGCCTGTCTGCTGATGCCCTTCTCCAGGCCTACAGCTACAGGGCTATAGTCACGCACAGCCTGAAATATCTTCTCTGCGGTTACACCCAGCTCCCAGCGTCCTCTAATAATATTATCAATAAACCAATCACCGTTAGGTAACACCTTAACAACAGAGATTGCTGACTGGTCAAGACGAGAGTTCTTTGAAACAGCCTTGTTGATTTCCTGAAAGCCTGCAAGGTCTATGGCAATGTAGTAGTCTCCTTCTGACGGAGGCTCTCCATATTTTATCCATTCTTCTTTGAATATCTCAGAGCCTCTGGACTCAAAGGATGCCATGAACTCCTGCCTGAAAGAGTAGGAGGACATTGACCTCTTAGCCGCCTCAATCTCAAGAGGGTCTAGGGTTTCGTTGTCTAGGCTAGTGAAATGAAAACCAGCCCACTCAGAGTCATTGCCTATTTCAGCATACTTGTACAGGTCGTAGAAATGGTTACGGCCCATCGGAGTGCCTATAAACAAGGCTTCTCCTTTGTGGTCAGCTAGGGCAGGGCGTAGAATCTGCTCCCATACGTCCGGCTTCATGTCGGCATATTCGTCCATAACAAGGTAGTAGAGTTTCGTACCTCGCATGGTCTCTGGCCTGTCAGCACCCCGCAGAGAGATGACAGAGCCATTGATTAATGTTATTTCAAGATTATTAACATGTTCACCTGTTCTGATGCCGTGAGTGAGTTCTAGCAGCTCACGCCACATCAGCTTACGGGCTTGATCCCTTGTTGGAGCAACATAAAACACATCGGTGTTAGGTATCTCCAAGGCTTTAACAATTAACTTGTAGCGAGCATACTGAGTCTTACCAGTACGTCTACCAGCTACAATAACCTGAAACCTGCTAGGATCATTCCACGCCTTTTTCTGCCATTTCAGGAGGCGTATGTTTAAGTCTGTCACGATATGTTGTACTTAGTTCCAGCGTGTCGTATAAGCTCAATGGTAGCTATAACGGTGAAGGTACTACCTGCAGCAGTAGTAACAGTAATTGATTCCCCTTCATTCATGACCAACAACCCACCAGAGGAGCCGCCAAAGATGTCGTAAGAACCTGCTCCGAGGTTTTTAGTTCCTTGGAATGTTATTGAAGTACCATTTTCCCATGTAGCGGAGTAAGTAGCTGAAGAACCTCCAGCATTGGCAATGAACAACATCAAAACACGGATATTAAAACCAGTAGGAACTGTAAACAAAGTTGTTGTTGTTCCACCAGTAAGGTTCTTACCTATAGATTGATAATTACCTAAATCTGAAAAACTAAGACTATTTGCCATTCTTATGCCTGTTTAGCTGATAACAACAGCTCTTGAACTTCTTTACACGCAGCAAGCCTACGCTCCATGTGGGGTTTGCCGGGACGAAGTATGTGGTCGCAGAAAGCCTGCGTAGCTTTCTCAGCACTAGGGGCACTAAGAACTTTCAGTACATTCC